TATCAGTGTTGCAATGATGCTACACTTACTACTACAGTAGCTACCACTATTACTAACTTCCAAGTTAATTTGTACTGTGGAGGAACATTAGTTCAATCATTAACTTCAGGACAAAACTCTTCATCTGTAGCAGATTTAGTTACTAAGTTGAATGCAAGTTATTCTTTATTAGGAGTGTTCTCTACAACAGGTGGAACAAATCTTACACTTGTAATGACTGGTGCTCAAAATCAGGCTATTTGCCCTAACTCAGCTCCATCATTTACAGTTGCAATAGTTCCTCCAACGACTACAACAACTAGTACCACAGCTGGTCCAACGACTACAACAACTAGTACTACAAGACTTACCACTACAACTACTACAACCGTATAGTATAATGGCTAAGTCACTATTTCCCCAAGAAATGTTAGAAGCTAAAAGCAATAGTCTCAATCTAGAGACTATTGCTGGAAAGCTTTCGTATTTCTATGAAGAATTACATCTGTTGCATTTCCAAACAACATCATATGCTGAGCATCAAGCTTTAGGCATTATATATGATAAGGTGGGAGATTTTCAAGATGAAATTATTGAGAAGATTATGGGCTACTCAGGTAGTAGAGTTAAAGCATATAGAATTGATGCTTTGAAAGATTATTCTCCAGGTATGTCTAGTCAAGTAGTAAGAGAGTTAGTTTCTTTTGCTAAGGATCTTGAAGAGTATGGAGAAGCTAATAACATGCCTGATATTGAGAACATTGCTCAAAGTTTATCAGGAGAAGCATCACAGACCCTATATCGATTAACATTGAGCTAATGCAAATTAGTAAAAAGTTCTTTCCAAAAATAATGCCCCATAATGATGAGCTATATTTTGCACATTTAGAAGGTGTTATTGATTCTATAGATGAATTATCTACAATGGAAATAACTAAACATCCTAAGTCTTATACATTTAGACTTGCTCCTTCCCTACCAAAATATACAAATGCTTTGATAGAAGAGTTATTCAAGTTTCATAATCAATTTCAAATAAGATTGAATATGAGTAAGAGTATCAAGACTAACGCTGTCATATCTTTTGAGATAACACTATAAAAATAAATTTGCAATTTTCAATTATTCGTTTTACTTTTACACAAACCAAAAATAAATAAAAAATGGAAATCGTAAAAGACGAACAACCAGAAGTTACAGAAGTACCAACATTTGATCCAAACAAGAAATATACTTGGGGGATTAACTCACAATTTACCTTGTCAGGAAATGATTTTGGTATTTTATTAAATTCATTACGTGCAATTTTGTCTACAGAAGAAGCACAGCGTGTATTATTAGCTGATAAAGCTAGTCAAGTTATGGAAGCTACATTAGCAAAAGCTGTTGAAAACGGTGATGTTGTAGAAGTTCCAGAAGAAAAATAGTTGCATTCTCCGCTTCCCATAGAACAGCGCGCTTAGAGAATGCCTTATCTCTGATTAAACTACATACTTAAGCACACGTGTCTAGAATGCGTGTGCTTTTGTAGTTACATTAAAAAATGATTTACGAACCATCCAATAGAATAGAGGTTACTACACCAAAAGGAGATGGGGTGATTTGGTATTTGATTGACTATGGTCATGAAACAGACACACTCTACACTATTATAATAAATGCCACAGGAGAGATTTGGCAATTCGTACATAAAGACATAATTGTTAAACCTAATATAACATTCAGAAGATATGGCAAAGGACAAGAATTGGATTCAGAAGGCAGTAAATCCCAAACATAAGGGATTTTGCACCCCTATGACTAAAAAAACCTGCACAAAGAAACGTAAAGCGTTAGCTCAAACTTTCAAAGCAATGGGGAGAGCCCGTAAAGCTGGTAAATAATGGCTTCTATTAAAAAACCTGGTCCATATAATCCACAAAAAGCTACAGACTATGTAGGTAAAGGTGTTTTGAGAAAAGGTGGAAACATCACTCCTGTACCTGATGGTCCTTTAATTAAAAAGAAAGGAGAATTCAAAGGTTCTACATTAAAGAATGGTGGTAAGTTAAAAGCTATTGTTAAAGCTGGTGGTCAAACACATAAAGTGTTTAAAAAGAAAACTGATAGAGGTATAGGTGATAAAGGAGATATAGTTGTAGATCATACAGCTGGTCCTTCTGCTGGTAAGTGGGATAAGATTAACCTCACAAACATGGCAAAAGCTAAAACTGTTAAACAAGGTGTTGCTTCTGTAAAGAAATGGCACAAAGACAATCCTAATTATGGCAAAAAGTCCAGCATGGCAAAGATCAGAAGGAAAAAGTAAATCTGGTGGCCTAAATGCAAAAGGTAGGGCTTCCTACAATAGAGCTAACCCAGGTAAGCCTGGTTTGAAAGCTCCGCAACCTGAAGGTGGTCCTCGTAAGAAATCATTCTGTGCTAGGATGTCAGGTATGAAAAAGAAACTAACGTCTGCTAAAACAGCAAACGATCCTAATTCTCGTATAAATAAATCACTTCGTAAGTGGAAATGTTAACATGGCAAAGAAAATATTAAAGAAAGCCCAGACTGGTACTTATATTACTACCAAATCTGGAAAAGTTGGTAGAACTCATGGGGCATATGGTCCTTATGAATCAATGGATACTACTGGTTATGGTAAAGGTAAGGAAGAGTTTGAATTAAAAACTAGTTATGGACCCAAGAGTAACTCTTCTACAACTATTAAAAGAAAAGATGTTCCAGCAAAGATAGAAGAATTCAAAAAAGGAGCAACTGGTAGAGCAAAGTTAAAAGCAGGTGGTATGATTAAACGTGCTGATGGTTCTAGTTCTCGTCACGGTTTATGGGATTCTATCAGAGAAAATAAAGGTTCAGGAAAGAAACCTACAGCTGCTATGTTGAAGCAGGAAAAGAAAATTAAAGCTCAAACTAAAAAGAAATAATAATGAAAAAGAAAATGCAATCAGGAGGTAGTCTTTCAGGAATGAAAGCTTCTGACAAACGTGTAGGACCTGTAGATGCTAAAGGTGCTTACACTAAAGTACAAGAGAAAACTTTAGCGGGTGCTAAAGGTAAAGCTGTCTTAAAGAAAGATAAGCAATTAGGTGCAACTAAAATGTCTAAAAAGAAATAATCATGGCAATTATTAAAAAAGGTATGGGTAAACCCATGAAAAAAGCTCAAAACGGAACTGTAACTAAGAAAAAACCAGCTAAAACTTATCCTATCATCTCTGAATCAGGAGATCTTGCTGATGCATTAAATCAATACGAAGCTGATAAGAAAAAAGGGACTCTTCCTAAAACAGACAAAGGTGCTGGAAAATATATGGACAATCTTAATAATAAAGGTAAGCTTGGTCCTAACAAACCTATGAAAATGGGTGGTGCTATGAAGAAAGCTAAAATGGGTACTTCTTTAGGAATGAAATCTGTTAAAGCTGGTTATGATGATAACTCAGGTGTTACAAGAGCTGATTTTGTTTCAATAGGTAAAGGTAAAGCTAAGATGGGTAAGTCTGTTAAGAAATGTCGTTATGGGTGTAAATAATATGACTTCTGGCAAAGCTAAGAAATCTGGAAAACCACGCAGTGCACCAAAGGTGAACAATCCTGCACCTAATAAACCTTTCATGAGAGAGGTTGACACTCCTAAACGATTAAAGAGTCCAATGCTTCCTATGAAGCAAAAAAGATTGAGTAAATAAGATTTTTGTTTTTCATTTTTGTGTGTTTTGGTAAGTAAAAAGGAGACCGTTGGCCTCCTTTTTCTTTTTACAATCCTAAGAATGATTTATATGAAGATGAATGTGACGCATGTTCTATATAATACTTGAATTCTTTATCTTTTTCATATTCTTCTGGAGTAAATTCCCAAGGATAATGTCTAGCTGCATAGGGATTTATTGTACTAGCCCCTCCTATATAATAATGATGGAATTTATATAGTGCAAATGTTGTATCTGTAGGAACATCAAGTGCTACATCTTGTTCTATTCTAGAGTTTTCCCATCTAGTTTTTTCATATCCTTGCATATGATTATAATATCTAGAATGTTCAGTAACTCTTTGCCAATCTAAACCTAGTCCTATCTTATCTAAATCTAAACTTTTTAGTTTGTCTAGTAGATATAGAAGAGTATCACTAGGTGTATCATCTAGTCCAAGATCTGAATCTGTAACTATATAATATTCACAATTTAATGAATCTACTACCCCTGAAACCCAAGGACCTCCGTGACCTAAGTTAGTAGCCTTGTGTATCTTACAAGGGCTTGTTTCATACCAATCTAATAAAGGTGGATATGTTGATCCATTGTCTACAATAATAACATCCTCTACGCCTTCGTAAGTTTGAATCTTTTCAACCATAGCTTTTGGCCAAGTTAATAAATCTCTGTTATTAATTATAACTGGTATCATTTATGTATAACTAATAACTTCTTATTACACAACCATTCAATATTTTGATATGATTTAGTAGATAGAATATTTATGATATCATTGTATGTATCATCTACTTGAGCATGTCCTGCATGAAGATCTTCTATAAAATAATATCCTCCTTCTACAAGATTGTCATATAGCACTTTAAATGAATTAATAATGTCTAAACGATTATGACTACCGTCATCTATAATAAAATCTGGAGTTCCTGATTTTTCTAATACACTATTTAAAAAAACCTCATCTGATTGATCACCTATATATATTTTAATATTTTCAGACTCACTAACATAGTTATATACATCAGTATTAATATCTATAGCATGTATATTTAATTGTGAATTATACTCATTCCACATACGTAATGAATCACCATGCCATATACCTATTTCTAATAAAGTGAATTTACCTGTTTCAGGAATATATAAATCATAATATTCAGTATATCCGTGTTTCTCGTAATGTTCTGTACCTTTATCTACTGTATGTATGTTAGCAATTTGTGTAAGTTTTTTCATCAGTTATGTACAAATAATATTTTTTCGATCTTTAGATTAATTTCTTTTGGAAATCTTGTAAGATATTCCATTATAAAATATCCATCAGCATCATACCTTTTACCTAATTCTATTTGCTTAGCAATATCATTTCTTGTAGCAAATGCTCCCATATCTATTTGATTATTACCTAATGTACAACTGAAGTATTGATAGTTATAATGAGAATGCACCATGTTCCAATAGATAAGTCCTGGTTTAGACTCAGAAGCTTTCTGTAACTCATCTATAAAGTTTGGAGTATAATAGTTATCATCTCCTGTCATTATGATGTATTCTGCGTCACTCATTTGTTTACCTATTTCTCTAGGAGTGTGTCCTAAATCATTATATCTTCTATCAAGAAAGGTATATCTAATTCTAGCATCATTAAATTGATTAATTATATCAATAATATCATCATTATTGATATCATCTATAACAACATTAGCAGCCCAGTTTTTATTATATTGAGCTACTAATGATGTAAGTGTACACTTTAATAAATCAATTCTATTATATGTTGGAATTATGAATTCTACTAACATGATCTTTTAGCATTTGTTTATAATCATATTTCCAATTAGGATTTAATTGAACATCCCCTGTAGGAATTCTTCCTGCTTGTCTTTCTAATTCTACGTGTTCGGAGTGTCTTTGTATAACATTAGGCTTGTCTGGAGTATCAGTTCCTTGACCACTCATATGATAACCTCTTCCTCCCCACATATAAAACCAACTTACATCTTCATCTTCTGGTTCTGCAAATACTAATTTAGGATCTGGTAGAAGCCTAATACTATATACAAATGTATTATCATATCCTGCATTTTCAATAGGATGTCCTCCTACTCTTTCCCAAACTTGTTTAGAATAAACAATACCAGAATTACCAAGTCCTGTAATAGCTGATATAGATGGTTCATTAAAAAATACACCTCTATGCCAATGTAATAAGTCTGAACCTTCTACAAAATATTTTGCAATATTACTAAGATGGTTAGGCATAGCTACATCATCATCATCCCACACTGCAATTATATCAGATTTACATTGACTAACTGCAAAGTTTTCTTTTTCTCCTATAGTATCAAATGTTTTATCAAGATTGATTATCCTTACATCTGGATGATCATAGATCAACTTCTGTAGAGGATAATCATTCACAATAACTAATTCTTTCTTACCAGCATAATCTTGTTTAATAAAAGATTCAATTGACTCTTCTAATAAATGAACTCTTCCGTAAGTGATGCATTTTGCACTAATGAATGGTAGTTCCATATTACCAAACAAGAATAACATCGAAGAGTGACACTAATAATTTATTCTCTCCAGCAATAGGAATCACTGGTGACTTCTGTAGAGCTGCTGGATCTACTAAAATCTCATCACCTACCTTAATGTCTGTAATAAGATCACCTACAGCATACACTGTAAGTTTATTAAGTTTTTGCATCATCTCTTTCTCAAGAGCTTCTTTTGTGTTCTCATCCACAATAAGTTTACCTTCTTCTTTTTTAGGAAGGTCTAGCAATAATCTATTGCCACGTAGTTGTTTAAAATCTTTCATTAGAATTCAATGTTAGTTAGTTTTTTAAATCTTGCAATATCATCACCTTTCAAATGAATATCTGATTGAAAGATATCACGTTTACGTTGTACACCTACTAACTTACCAGTTTTAGGATTGTGTGTAGGAATCTCTTCAACACGTTCATGAATATCATCTAGTAATATTACTAGCTCATCATCAAAAGCAATGCTACGAATTACTTTGTTTACATTAAAAGAGTCTGTAAACTCTTTGTCACCCTCTTTACGAGTGTAGAAAAATTGGTTTGTCATTGATTGTTTGGTTTTACGACTCTCTAAGTCTGTATAAACTTGTTGTGTCATTGTTTAATTGTTTTAATTGTTCTTCTTTCTTTTTGAATTAGTTCTGAATAAAAATATATTGTTATAGGAATAATTGCACTAATTATATTCATTGCTACAAACTTTTGTGTAAACCCTATTTCAAACCAATAATTTAAAATATTAACACTCCAAGAGATTATACCAAAAAACAATGCTGTATTTTTTCTACCATACATTGTAAACAAATATATACTTGTTTCTAAACTAACAGCAAACACCCAACTCATTATTAATGAATAAGTTTCAGGAGTTGATAGAATGTAAAATACATGAGCAGCATGACTTATTTGTGTTAATAAAGCACAAGCAATTGTAATTCTAATTAATGTTCTTTTGTTCATAAGATTAATTATTATATTCAAAATCAAGAATTTTTCCAACAATATCTGATCTATGGTTTTCTTTTAACTTAATCCATTTAATTTCATCAATCTTCTTAGATAGGTCAATGGCAAAACTAAGTCCGTTATAACTGTCCTTAATATCCTTTTGCTCATTATCTCCGTTCACAATAATCTTACCAGTTTTACCTAACCTTGTTAATATGGCTAACATTTCAGCCTTTGTTAAATTTTGTGCCTCCTCAACTACTAAAATATCATCAATCGTTTTACCTCTGATAAACTGCACTGGATAAGCTACAATGCGTTCATCCTTAACCATTGTCTGAATCTTTACCTTATCGGCACACTTAACTAAGTTTTCTTGGAATGCTTCTAAATAAGGATTAAACTTATCATCCAATGAACCTGGAAGGTATCCCAATGAATTACCAACTTCTATAGTAGCACGAGTGATGAAGATGTGATTGCATTGTTTCTTGTTTAAGAAATCTAATGCAGCTAATGCACAAATTAAAGATTTACCAGAACCTGCACGTCCTGTGACAATCACAATTTGATTCTCTACAATTAGTTTTCTAGCTTCTTTTTGTTCCTCGTTAAGATTAACATTGTATTTAATCTCTTGCTTACGTTCACGATTAGGTTCTTTCATACTTTAGTTTTAGCAACTCTCGTCTTTTATTAACTTCTTCATACTTATACATATCATTTTCTACAGAAGTATGTTCATCAAGCGTCAAAAGTATAATATTTTCTTCATCTAGACAAGCTTCTGGATATTTTTCTTTAGGAAGAATATGATGAAAGTAAGTAGACATTGCTTCAGAACCTAAATAATCTCCACTCACCTCTGAATAATGTTTTCTTTTCTTCCATATTTCCATAAAGAAAGCTCTCATTATATTAATTTTCTCTTTCTGCACCATGTGATCTTTCTTCACTTGCAAAAGTCCTCCACGCTTTGGTGTAATAGGTTTACGCTTGATGTGACTCAAGCATAAACCCTTACTCCATATACGATTCTCACAACCCTCTACACTACACGTCTTCACGATCTATCTCTCTTTGGATATACCATAAAGCTTTTTTTAAATCCTGTTTAGTATTACCTTTCTTATCAGCTCTAAGGATATATTTGATAGCATTACCTAGATGGAAACCAAGTTCATAGTCTTC